CCGCTGCAGCAGGAGCTTAGGCGTCTTGGCATTCCTGTCACGATGTTCTCGCCCGGTGGTAGAAGGTCTGGTCAGGACAAGGTCAGTCGCGCCAATGCTGTTGCTCCGCTCTTGGAGTCCGGCATGATTTGGTATCCTGAGGGAAAGGAGTGGGCCGAGGACCTTGTAGAGGAATGCGCGTCTTTTCCTAACGGGAACAACGATGATCAGGTGGATACTGCGGTGATGGCGTGGACTCGATTTAGGCAGGGTAATTTTATTGCGTTGGAGTCTGATGATGATGACGAGCCGGAGGTGGATGAGAGCTCGGTTGAGTATTATTGAAATGCCGCATAAAATACAAAAACATTTGACAAGGACCTCGGACCATGGCCCAACAGACATTTGAAGAGTTAGTTGATGCGGTAATGCAGGCCGAGAGCCGCGGTAAGCGTTACAAGGATGACGGCAAGACTCTGACTACAAGTCCCAAGGGTGCTTTGGGTGAGATGCAGGTTATGCCTAAGACCAGCCGTGATCCGGGGTTTGGTGTTGTTCCTGCTAAGGACAAGTCCCCTGATGAGATTGCACGTGTGGGTAAGGATTACTTGCAGGCGATGTTGGGCAAGTACGGCGATACAGAGAAGGCTTTGATTGCGTATAACTGGGGTCCGGGTGTCACGGACAAGTGGTTAGCTGCTGGTGCTGACCCAAAGAAACTGCCGGCGGAGACAAAGACATATGTAGAGCGTGTCAAGGGATTCCTTGGCGGCAATGTTCCACGTGAAACATCTGTTGCAAAGAAGGAGCGTGAGCCGTTGCCCCCGTCCCTTCCTCCGATGGCACAGGCTCCCACAATAAAACCAGAAGCAGCAGCGCGGGTAGCGAGCCTTGGCCCGGGGTATCAAGCTGCGTTGGCTTTATCGTTCTTAGCGGAGACGGACGATGAGGAGGATCGCAAGACGACGATCACTCAGGAGTATCTTGCTAAGGCGCAGGAGGAAGAGGATGATCGAGCAGCAGCGGCAGCAGTCAGTAAGCGGCAGTCCAATGTTTTTGCTGACTTATCCAATACGACAATCCGTTCCCCTTTTGCCGAGCCACAGCAGCCGGTGATGATGAAGGATGGTGGGGATGTTGGTGATCGTTTGACACCACAGCAGATAGAACAGTATGTAGGCCAAAAAACAAAAGCCCAACTTTTATTAGAAAAGTTTAAGGAGCAGGCCCATCCTCGTAACTACACAAGCATCATAGGTCTTGGCCCAAACATAGTGTATGAGACATACAAATATGCAACAGGCAAGGATCCACTGCGGGATCTGCAAAAAGAATTGCAGAAAAAGATAGATTATGAAGTTGACACTGGTTCTGAGCCAATTGGTACAGATTCGGGTCCAATTTCAGGTAGTTTGCCCCCTATCCGGCGCGCAAATGGAAGCCCTGAAGAGGGTGAAGATTTAACGAAGCCATCTTTTGGCAACCCTAATATTAGGAAACAAGGCGAGGCAGCAAGGAGACTTGCTGCGATGCGGGATGTCAACACATTACCCGATCCTAAGACCTACGCAGCGGTAGCCGGGGCCCTTGGCACACGGCCCGACCAGATGGGGTTTAGCGTATTAAATCCCAAGTACAAAGAAATAATGGACGTAGCCAATCCTGCTTTTTATGCAGGTACGGCGTTGCAGATAGCTCCCGCTGTTCAGGCGCTTGGCGGAGGGAAAGCGGCAAAGATGCTAAGCAACATGGCAGGGCAAGAATTTAATGCTGCTCTGATGGGCGAGCGTCCCGGCACATTGCTGGATATGTTGACAGCACCGGCACAGCCTAAGTTTATGTTTGTTCGTGCAAGGCCGGAAGCAGCAGCGCGGCACGCGGACCTGCAGGCACAAGGCTTGTCCCCAGAGCAAATCCGTGCACAGAATTTAACTTTGGTTGATAACCGCGGTAATTTGTTGGAAGAGATCAGTGATGCGCCGGCAGTTTTGCAGCAAAAGACTGCCTCTGTTCCACGTATGTACTACGATATGTTAAAGCATCCCGAACTTCAAAGCATTTATCCAGCATATGACATGCCTGATGTGCGGATAGGAACAACAAGGCGCAAGAATGCACCGTTGGCTGCGGCATCTTTTGGGGAGAAAGAAGGAATTCAAGGAACAGTGCGTAGTTTGCCGGGTGATGATGTTAGGGGCACGGTCCGCGGAACTTTGTTGCACGAAGGCCAGCATGCAATCCAGTCCATGGAAGGCTTTACAGAGGGTGCAAACCCTAGTTCTTTTGTTGCTTACATTAAAGCGAAGCGCGGTATATACGATGCTGATCCTACGGTCAACGAAAATGTTATTCGGGAGATGGAGAGGATATACCCTAATTTGCCTGATGTTACAGACAGGATAGGGCAGGATCTTAAAGCTAGATATGGCAAAGTTTTTCCTTCAGACAAACGCATGGGAGAAGCTTTGTACAGGCACATGCCGGGGGAGGTGCAGGCAGAGTTGGCTCGTATTCGCAGTAACTTGACGCCGGACGAGCTTAAAGCAACGCCGCTTGAAGTGTCTATGCAGCAATTAAATATTAATCCTGCCAATATTTTAGAAATGAACAAGATGGGTTCACGCCTTGACAGGCAAATTGGTGATCTGGAATACGATGTTTATGGTTATGCCAACGGCGGTGTTGTTCACCGTGCAGAAGGAAGCCCTAAAGAAGGCGAGCGCAAATTAGATCCTGAGACAATTCGTATTTTGCGCAACGAAGGCACGTCTCCTGCGTCATTAAAACGTGTAGCTCCTCCACTTGAATTAAATCCGTCGGCAGCGGGGTTGCCCGGATTGATGATGTACGACGATCCGTCGTTGACCAGAACCACTACATCTGGTTACATTTTAGATGGCAGTGATGACAAGAAAAACGTGGGCATGGCTCAGGCGATGTTTTTAAACCCAAGTAAGGGCGAGAGGGCAGATACAGTTGCGCATGAAACAGAACATTTGTTGGCACGTCAAAACTTAGGCAGTGGGGCTAACGTTAACAGCAAGTTTGATGAGTTGATAGGCGATAAGGGTAATTCTCGTCTTAAGTTTGTTAGAAAAGCGGTAGAACTTGGCCCTTACCTAGAAGAAAAATACAACATAAAGAATGCTTATTTTGATCCAAAAATGCTTGAGTTCCAGTCTAAGTTTGGAATGGGCAAAAACCTTTTGTATGAACAGTTAGCATCACTGTCAGCAGCAGAGCAGCGTTTAAAAGTAGATTTGACCAAAGATCCGGAGTTGCGCAAGACTTTGTTCTCACGTCCCGATGTCCGCGAGACGTATAACGCCATCACTGGTTTGCGCCAAACGCGCCTAGACCCGCGGGACTTGTCTCCTTATACACGTGTCGCAGAACCCGGCATGTTGGATGCTATCAAAGGTGTGTTTAAGCGTGCCGAGGGCGGTCCTGTTTATCGTGCAAACGGTAGCCCTGAAGAGGGCGAGCGTTTAACACCGCAGCAGATAGAACGGATCGCGGCCCAAGAAACAGCGGAGCGGGAAGCACTAAGCACTCCGGCGTTTATTGCACAGAAGTCCGGCATTGGTCGCAAGGCGGGCCCTGTTTCTCAGGCGTTGCAGTCTGGTCAAGGACAGATAGAGTTCCTTAAAGGCATGACCAACGTACCGCAGAATATCTTGGGTGCGCCGATGGATATCTCCAACATGATTGCCAACGTGTATGGCGGTGGTGTTGAGAAGCCGTTTATGGGCAGTGAGTACATTAAAGAAAAATTGCGTGCACAAGGACTAGGGTTCACCCCATCTACCGATCCAACTCTAGCTGGTTTCTACGGTGCGGGTGATCTAGGCAGCAATCTTGTCAATCCGGCAGGCGTTACGCGCGCGGGTGTGCAGGCGGCAGGAAAAACGGGCGAAGCAGCAAAAATGTTGGCTCAAGACTTGCAGCAATACAACCAAAACTTAGCAGTTCCCGGTGCTTCGTATGCTGTTCGCAATAAGGGCACACCTGTTGCTATGTCAGGACTTCCGTTTTTGTCTAATGTTGATGAAGCAGAATTCCTTGTTAAGGGAGTAATAGGCAGCGGAAAAAAACCTTTAGAATCAACAGATAAATCCTTGAGCAACTGGTTTTCAAAAACGGTTACTCGATACCTTCGTTCAGACTTTGCAACGCCTGACGATCAATTAGTTAGGGCGGCAAAAGAAGGCAAACTTTTGCATGTTGCCCCCAAAGATTTTTCTGATTCGGCAGACGATCAAATACTTAAGAATTTCTTAGAACGCAGACAATCTGATCTGGAGTACATGCGTCAAGCGGAAGGATTTGGTAATACTAATATGGCAACGCAGCCATACGCACAACGTATAGAAGACATAACAGATATTTCTGCGTATCCAGAAAGAGTAGGGGATTTAACACCAAATAGAATACCTCAGGGTATGCGCGACATTGTGCAAACGCGGCCTGAAACACGGGTAACGGACTATGCGCCCGGCATTGCACAGAATTTAAAGTTAGATGAGTTGCGCGACAAGATGCTAGAAGTTCGTCAATCAAATTCTTTGTACGGGGCATATGGCCAGCCTGCAGTCAAAATACCAGAAGATTATTTGCTTTCAGATGACACATTAGTAAAATTAAATGTTGCAGCAGCTTCTAATCGAATGGCTAAGTATACAAACTGGCAGGACAATACCAGACAACGTATGGCCACTACGGCGCTTCGTGAAGATCCTCGATTTACCAGAGCGCCATTACAAGATGGTAAGTACTTAGGTGTTGCATTGCCTGATGTTCGACAAAATCCAGAAGTTAAACAACTGGTTCTTGATGTGGGATGCGATGGGGGATGGTGCACAAGGTATTCACAAAACGCAAAAGCCTATGGTAGTGGGGATAGTCGATTGCACATAATGGTAACGGGAGAGGGTAAAAAAGCGCGCCCTGTTGCCCAATTTGCTATTACTGATTCTGGCGCAGATGATTTGAGCAGGCGTTTTTCTATTAGTGAAATAAAAGAAAAAGGAAACACAGCCGATTTTGCAAACAATCCAGCGCTGCCCGCAATTCAAGAATACGTACAGTTCCTTGACAACTCATACGGGGGCCTTGATTATGTGGATAACTTAAAAGGGCTACGCATGACACAGTTGCCTGAATATCCAAATCAAGTGTTCAATTTCTTTGATCCAACCTTTACACAAAAAATGGATTTGGCAGACAAATTTGGTACTGTAGAAAACGGTATGAGAGCAGTCCGGGACAAAGCAGTTGATCTAAACAATGGATCTCGGTTTGTAGTGGGAAATGACACGGACATGGGTAAAATGCTTGAACAAGCTACTAATTTTTTAGTTCCTACAAAACAACGTATGACTGACGCAGAGATAAAGGCAAATATTCAAAAAAGAATTAATCCATCTAAGGCCCTTGGCGGTATGATCGAGCGCCAACCCAACGATAACCGCAGATACATGTAAGGAATAACATGCCTATAGAAAAGAACAACGACCTGCCTGCTGGCAACATAGATGTTGAAGTTGAGAGCATGGTGGTAGAGGACATGCCTGACATAGAGATCGTGCTTGATCCAGAAACCGGAAGCGTTGATGTAACGCTAGGTGCAGAAGAAGATGAAGTGCCCTTTGGCGCAAATCTGGCCGAGGTCCTTGATTCAAGTGTCTTGCAGCAGATCAGTTCTGAGTTGTTGCCTTTGTTTGAAGCGGATCAGGGCTCGCGTAAAGACTGGGAAGAGCAGTATGGCAAGGGCCTCAAACTGCTTGGCTTTACCTTTGATGAGCGCACACGTCCTTTCAAGGGCGCTGCAGCTACAACACATCCTTTGTTGACAGAAGCGATTGTGCAGTTCCAAGCGCAGGCGCTCAAGGAATTGATGCCCGCGGACGGGCCCGTGCGCACGCGCGTACTGGGGAAAGAGACACGAGAGAAGTTGATGCAGGCGGACCGCGTGCGTGACTTTATGAACTACCAGATCACATCGGTGATGGAAGAGTACACACCGGACTTTGATCAGTTGTTGTTTTATGTAGGTTATGGTGGCTCGGCGTTTAAGAAGGTGTACTACGACGAGGATCGTGACCGGATGGTGAGCAAGTTGATCTTGCCTGACAACTTGTATATCCCGTACAACGGATCGAGTGTGATGAGTG